TACAAAAGCCCATTTATGGTGTATAATTATATTATAAATTAAATTAATGGGATAGGACTTAAATTATGAAAAAATCAATTTTAAATGCAATCAACAATGTTAAAACTCTTGAAGAAATGAGTGATGTTATTGACTTAGTTAACTTAAGACAAAAACAACTTCTTAAAGAAGCTCGTGCAATAGTAAAGGCTTCAATTGAGGCTGGTTCTAAAGTTAAGATTTCAACTCGTGATAATGGAGTTTTAAATGGAGTCGTTGTTGAAGTTAGACGTACAAAGGCTACTGTTACGATTCCTAATTTTAAAGGTCGTCCAAACGGTCGTTATACAGTTAGTCTTTCACAATTGAAAGCTGCTTAATTATGAGTTTCGAGGGTGGCACCGCTAGCCTAGATAATGATGAATTCGCAACCATCAGCCACCCTCACCACTATTTTTTTAATTATTGAGATTATATTATGCACCCACTATATGATGAAAACAAAGAATTCAAAACCCATGAAGAATATATTGAAGCTCTTTTAACTCCTGTGAGTGAAGAAGATGCAGAACAAATTATGCTTGAAGAAGCTTATGATGAAGAGATGTTTGAACGTAAAGCAAATGGTATTCAAACTGTATCATTCTCTGCTTGGAAAAAACAAAAAGATTTACTTGCTACTTTATTTGATAATCAATAGGAAACTTATATTATGGCTACAAGATTTACTGACAATAAACACCTTTGGACAGATGAGGAATGGAATGACTTTGATGCTCAAATTAAAGAGTTACGTCGTACAGCAATTGCTGATTATAAAATTTGGTGTGATAACCGTGAACGTAGTGAATTCACAAATGATGAATACTATGAAGCGCGATTAAAAGAATTTGCTGATAGTTTTACAATCAATACTCGTGGTAGTAAATACGTTAAATTGATTAGTGGAAATTCAGTATGGGGATTTGTTGTTAAAAAAGATAATGACAAATTTAAAAAAGGAGATATTCTAAAACCTGCAGGCTGGGCTAAACCGGCAACTAATGCAGCTCGAGGAAATATCTTTGAGGAATATACAGTACAATGGACAGGTCCTTTATACCTGTCCTAAAGGAGAAAAATGACTTTCAAACATAACCCTATAGATCTAGGTTATAAAGATCTAGAATGCGAAACACAACCATCAGGAAGGAAGTATATGTCCCCTGATGGTAAAGCATATCCGTCTGTTACAACTGTTTTAAAACACTTAGGTGAAGACGCGATACGTGCATGGCGTGAAAGGGTTGGTGAAGAGGAAGCAAATAAAGTATCAACTCGTGCATCACGTCGTGGTACTTCAGTTCACACTATGCTAGAAAAGTATGTGAACAATGATGAAGATTATAAAGATGGTGTAATGCCAGATATATTGGCTACAGCATCATCTGTATTTAAAACACTAGAAGAAAATGTTGATGAAGTATGGGGTCAAGAATTGGCTTTATATTCTGATCATTTAAATATGGCTGGTCGCGTAGACTTAGTTGGCGTATGGAATGGAACACCTTCGATCATTGATTATAAAACATCAAGACGATTAAAAAAGAAAGAACAAATTACATCATACTTTTTGCAATGTACAGCATATGCAATTATGATTGAGGAAAGAACAGGAATTCCTGTACCTCAACTTGTGATAGTGATTGCCGGTGATGAGGGTGAGCAAATCTTTGTTGAACAAAGAGATAACTGGACAGCACAACTTAGAGAGGCGATTAATGAATACCAACGTAGGAAATTATTCGGACATGCAAAATAATATTATACTTACTGATTGTGATGGAGTACTCTGTGATTGGATGTATTCCTTTAATGCGTTTATGGAAATGCAAGGGTTTAAAGAAAAGCAAACTTCTTATAACGTAAATGAGTTTTATGGAATCGATAAAAAAGTTGGTAAGGCAAAAGTAAAAGAGTTTAATGACTCAGCTGCAATTGCTTTCTTACCACCTCTACGAGATGCTGTGTATTATATGAAGCGATTGAATATGTTACATGGTTATAAGTTTCATGTGATCACATCATTAAGTAGTAATAAGTATGCACAAAGATTACGAAGACAAAATTTGGAATTATTATTTGGTAAAGAATTATTTGATGAAATCATTTTTTTACCTTGTGGTGCAGATAAAGATAATGTATTAAAAAGATATGAAGGTACTGGTTGTTTTTGGATTGAAGATAAAGTTGAAAATGCAATGGTTGGTGATCAATTAGGATTACATTCAGTATTGGTTGAACATAGTTTTAATAAAGAACCAACTGATTATGACTCAGCTCATATACCAAGATTTAAAAAATGGAAACACATTTATAATTATATAACCGGTGAGGGTGATAATGAAATTTAGTCTACCAACAGTTGATCAAACAACTGATGAACATAACTCAGAATTATTAATTATTCTTATGGAAGAATGTGCAGAAGTACAACAAGCATGTTCTAAGATTTTAAGATATGGTGATTCAATAAGTAGTATAAATAATTTAACTAAAGAACTTGGCGATCTTCAATGTATGATTAATTTAGCTAAGGATCATTTAGTAAATCCAACAAAGGTACATGAAGGTGTGTGCCATAAACGTAAAAAACTTTCGAAATGGAGTAATTTAAAATTATGCAATTAATAGGTAAAAATGTTTTATTAGCTGAAGTGAGCAGAGAAACAAAAAGTTCAGGTGGTATTATTTTAACAGGCAATACTTCAAAAGCTGTACGACCAGGTTTAGTATTAGCAGTCGGAGATGCTGTTACAAATATTCCAGTTGGTAAAAGAGTATATGTTGATTGGACAGGTGTATTACCAATTACACATAACGATGAACCTGCATGTATTGTATCTGCAGATAATATTAAAGCGGTATTTTAATGGCAGGTAAAGGTAGTAAACAAAGACCAACTAATATGAAAAAGTTTGGTGATAATTATGATGCTATCTTTGGTAGAAAAGATCCTGTGAAAAAGAATATGGATAAGTTCCATAAACCTTCTACGCATATTGATAAGAAAAAAGAAGAGAAAAAAAATCCAAAGTTTAGAAAAACTCTTTGGGAAATAAGATAATGGAAGATAGTACACTTATTATCTTATTTGGCCTAGCACTAATTATTTGGGTTGCTTATTTAGATTTTGATGATGACGAATAAAGAAAAGAAATGGCCAAGTCTTACAGCTTTTAAAGATTTTTTAGAAGCTAACTCTAAAGAAAAGGTCATCGAATTTAATGGTTATAGACTTGTAACAAATAAGTTTGAATATCAATTGTTTGATGGTCAAATCTCTAAAACTAAACTAAAATAGGAATAAATTATGAAAACTCGTTTCAGTAATGTTGCGTTAATCGCGACAGCATGCGTATGTTTATCATTAAGTGCACTTACTTTTAAATCAGAATCAGTTTATGCTACTCCACCTTACTTTGATGGTTCAATTCAAAGTGACTATGATTGTATGGTTGAAGCAATTTATTACGAAGCTGGTAATCAACCATTTATTGGAAAGATTGCAGTAGGTCAAGTAGTAATGAATCGCGTCAATTCAAGATATTACCCTGATGATGTTTGCAGTGTAGTTCATGAAGGACCAATAAGCGAATGGTGGTGGGAAAATCATGGACGTATAGTTCCTATTCGAAATAAATGTCAGTTCTCATACTATTGTGATGGTAAAGAAGAAGTGGTATATGAAGGAAAGAATTGGGAAGATAGCCAAGTTGCTACACTTATGGTTTTAAATAATGTCTTCTTAAAAGATCTTACAGGCGGCGCAACTCATTATCATGCTGACTATGTATCTCCATGGTGGGCAAAAAAACTCACTCGAACTGTAACTATTGAAAATCATTTGTTTTTTAAACGTTAAAAGAGTATAAATAAGTATATGTCAGACTTATTAGAATTTGATTTTGGTTTTACAGCAGTCGATGAAGATGAGCTCGAAGCCGTACAAAAACTTACTGCAACAGCTGCTTCACAGGAAACAGCTGCAAGCAGTTATGAAGATAAAATGAATAAATTATATAATGCAATATTACCATTGCTAAGTAATTTAAAAAAGAACCCAGAAAAAGATTATATTCATTGGCCTAACCGCACAGAAAAGGTTGAAGCTTTTGAAGATCATATAGCAAAAATAATTAAATAGGAGATATAATGGATATTGTAAAATTACGAGAACAGCTTGTAATCGATGAAGGTCAAGTGAATGAGATTTATCATGATCATTTAGGTTATGCAACTTTTGGTATTGGTCATTTAGTTATTGATTCAGATCCTGAATATGGACAAGAAGTTGGTACACCGGTTTCTGAAGAAAGAGTTTTTGAAGTATTTGATAAAGACGTTCAAGTTGTACTAGATGATTGTAAAATTTGTTTCGAAGGTTGGGATGATTATCCTGAAGAAGCAAAGCAAGTATTTGCAAATATGATGTTTAATATGGGACGTACACGTTTAAGTAAGTTCAAAAAAATGGTGGCAGCTGCTGAAGAAGGTGATTGGCAAGAAGCTGCAGTTCAAGGCCGTGATTCTAGATGGCATAAACAAGTAACAAACCGAGCTGAAAGACTAATGGTTCGATTAGAAGCAATATAGGAGAAAAAAATGTCAGATCAAATAATCTTTGCATGCGCTGGAAATGCTGTAACAAACTGCCATGTAGCAAACAATATAGGCGAAGCTGAGTATGTAAGAATTACTAATCTTGGTGCTGTAGGAGCTGAAAAATTAGTTACTGTAGCTACTGTAACAACTCCAGCACCTCCAGCTGGATTTGGTAATGATAATCAAACATTTCCAGGGACGTTTACATTAGACGGACAACAATCTGTAATTATTCGTAAAGGACGTACAGATACTATACAGATTCCTGGAGATAATACTACTACTGCTCATGCTACTCCAGTATTTGTTAATGTATAAAAAATAAACAATAACACAATCTAATGTATCACTTTGTATAAATAAATAATATATAAAGCGATGAGACTCGGAATGAAAAAATATATTATTCTTTTATTATTATTTTGTAATACGGTAATCGCACAAGATACGGATAGTAATAATACTAGTTCGCAATCAGGCGATTTAAACACAAACCAACAAGGTGCAACCGTAGATAGTAATAATAATACTACTACCAATACGAATCAATACAATGGTGCAGGAAGCGCTAGTGAGATTCCAGTTGCAACAGCAACGGCACCATCGTTAATGTCAACTGGACCAGATAGTTGTTTAAAATCTAAGTCAGGTGGCATGCAGTCCACGGTGATTGGTTTTAGTAAAGGTGATTACGTACAAGATCCCGAGTGTAATAGAAGAAAGGACGCAACAGTTTTATTTACACTCAATATGAAAATTGCTGCTATAACTCGTATGTGTCAGAGCGATGATGTATGGGAAGCAATGTTACTAAGCGGAACTCCTTGTCCCATTGTGGTGAAAGGAAAAGTCATTGTTGGTAAATCAGCTTTTGTGATGTTAAAAACGAAACCTGAAATCTTTATTCCTAATTATAAAAAATTAGATAAAGATAAAAAATTGTATTATCACACAGTACTTGGAATAGGAGAAACGAATGGTAACGGAAATGGTGAACATGCGGAAAATGGCAATGGCAACGGTGATAAGTCTATCTCTGATCAATACCGCACCGTCGATTGGTCAGACCGCTAACGGCACATCAATCCAAAGTCTCACGTTTGGCAATCTAATCGACCCAGGCATTAATCCTTTACGCCCTACAGGTGATTACGTTGAGATCCAAGAGTTAGTCAATACAGCCGCATATATCAATACACAAGTCAGTAACGCACAAGCAAGCGTTGTTGAAATGGCCATGATGGTTCCTGATGATGCATCACTTGCAAATGATTCAATCGTTCCAGTTGCAGGTAGAACAGATGCACATAAGATTGATTTAATAGAAGCTGCATATTACAACCAATCTATTTTAGATATTGTGAATGCAAATTATTATAGTGCAGAACATTTATTGGTACAAAGCTATGAAGATAATATGGACGAAATGGATGCTGCTATCGATATGTTTACTGAAGCTGCGTCTGAAATTAGTAAAGCTGAAGCTATCTATACTGAAGCGATTAATGCCCAAACTGACGAGGAACGCATCGACCTTCAAAACTACATACGTGCTAATGACGTACAAATTGATCAGTCAACAGTACAAACATTCAACCAATCATTGGATACGATTGAGGATAAAGCTCAAGCCGCTGCAGCGTCGTTATGGGCAAGCCAAGATGCAGCAGCGTTAGCCGCAATAAACTACGATGCGGCTGCTACTCTTTCAAATATAACCAGTTCAACTGTTTCATATGACGCATGGTCAGATCAAATGACTATCACATGGGATAATGCAAGTAATACAGTATTACAAGGTATGTTCTTTAATAATGAAGGAGCAATAGGTTGGACACAAGCACAAGCTGAAGTATATGATGGATTCTATGGAGACACACCTCCTGTTGATGTAAATGATATGTATAGTGCATATGATTATGGAAGTGGAGAATCATTTGCTGCCATTGCGCCAGGATATGATGTAAATGCAAAACTATATGACCCAGTTAATTTAGTACAAGAAGTCATTGCTGCACAAGATGCATCAATTGATATAACACAATTCAATAATGATAATGGAAACTTAGGAACGCCTGGACCAAACACAATGGTAACTGGTGCAATTCCTGGCGCCTCTGATGGAAATCCTGGACCATTTAATCCAGATCCAACGTTGGCAAATGGTGATGGAACATAGGAGTAAACCATGAGCTTAGAAGAAACAGAACTTAACGTAGGTGGTGTAAAATTTAAAGGAATTTATATTGCAATCATGGCATCAATCATTGGTACTATTAGTGGTGGTATCTGGGCAGTGTCAGAATTTTATTCAAGAGTAGGTGTCATTGATGATAACCTTGCTCAACTAGAAGAAACAGTCACAAATGCAACTGCTACAATTGAAGCAGAACAAATTAAATTAACCACAATTGAAACAAAAATAGAAGATAATAATATTAGTCATTTACAAGGTAAACTAGCAGAGCTTCAAACAATGCTCGAAAATATTGGTGCACGTCAAGTTGAGGTATTAAGCGATGCAAAAGCTTCAACTGATAAAGTAGCACAACTTGAAAAGGATTGGATTGAAGTTCGCAATGAATACAAAAAAATGGCTGATGCTCTAAAAGCCTTTGAAGAAACTCAAGGAAAGTTTGTAACTGAACTTGATAATCTATGGGACGGTCTTGATGCCGCAACCAATCCTCTAAATTAAAATTTATATTATATAAACTCAAGGCCTTCTTCGGAAGGCTTTGTAACATATTAACCTTTACAAAAAGACAAAAATATGGTATAATAGATCTATGATCAGACAAACAACTTTAAAAAATAGTATAAAATGTAAAGGTATAGGATTACATACTGGAAAGAAAGTATCTCTTACATTAAGACCAGCACCAACAAACGAAGGCATTGTATTTTTTAGAACAGATGTTACACCAATAGAAAGAATAGCTGCACATTGTGGTAACGTTACTTCAACTGATTTATCGACAACAATTGCAACAAGTCCAACAAGACCTTCAATCACAACCATAGAACATTTAATGTCTGCCTTTAAAGGATTGGGAATAGATAATGCTTATGTTGATATTGATGGACCTGAAGTTCCTATTATGGATGGAAGCTCATCACCATTTGTATTTCTTATTCAATCTGCAGGAAAGGTAGAACAACATCGTTATAAAAGAACTATACGTATTAAGAAAAAAGTCTCATATAAAATAGATGATAAATGGATTAAAATAGAACCTTATAATG